ATTAATAGAAATGAAGCAATAATTAAAGTGATTAAAGATGACTCTAAAGATAACATTCAAGAAATACGAGACCTTAATCCAGCGAGGATTTACGTTGGATATGATTTACCTTTTGAAGATGATTCAACAGGAGTTCGACGTAAAGAGTTTGTGCGAAGACACCCCAAAGATCTGTCTACTCTGTCAAACAATCCTCAGGAAACAACTGATAACTGGGGAATATAAGCTCACAACAGAAGGCAAGGAATTACTTGCCTTCTTTGACACTCCTTCTAGAGAATCAATTGTAAGGGTGAAACAAGATGGTGATTTGTTTGAAGCCTGGTGGAAAGCCTATCCAGGCACAGACACATTCACACATAAAGGTGAAAGCTTTACAGGCACTAGAGGACTAAGAGTTAACAAAGAGGAATGTAAGATTAAGTTTGACAAGATTCTTGGAGAAGGAGAATATACAGCAGATGATATGCTAGCAGCATTGCAATTTGATGTTACACAGAAGAAAGAAAATTCTGTAAAAGCAAAAGCAAACAAGCTGACATACATGCAGAACTCTCTAAGTTATTTGAACCAAAGAGCATTTGAGCCATTCATAGAGCTGATTAAAGAAGGAAACAAGATAGAAGAAGCTCCTGAACAAATTAAAGGATTTGACATATGAGACAAGATGAAAAAGCAATATTCAAATTTAATAATGGTAACGGTGCGCTGCTATGCTCTAAGTGTAGGGTTATCATCAAGACTGGCAAAGACTTCACTGAAGAAGAAATAAAAGCTATTAAATCTTCTTTAGAAGAGTCGAAGCTTCCTGCCCAATATTGTGATAAATGTAAAAAATAAACTATGGCACAACAAACAGCAGTTGATTGGTTATCAGAAAGATTAATTAGGATGATACCAACTATTTCACCAATCTATAAATATGATATTAAAGAATATGTTGAACAAGCAAAAGCAATGGAGAAAGAGCAAATGCATAAATGTGCATCATTTTGGAGAGGCAAGGAGAATGAAATTGAGAAACATATGTTTGATTTATACTACAACGAAACCTATAATAAATAAACTATGAGTTTTGAATTACTTAAATCAGAGGTCCAGGCAGGGTTAGATGGTAGAAATGATGGTATTCCTATGGGTTTTGATAGGCTGAATAGGTATATTGGCATTAGAAAGGGTATGTATTTCCTTGTAGGTGGTCTCACTGGTTCAGGTAAAACAAGCTTTATTGATGATGCTTTTGTTCTTAATCCATTTGATTGGTATATCAGTCAGCCTAATCCAAAGATCAAACTAAAGATTATTTATCGTTCTATGGAACGTAGTAGGACGTATAAAATGGCTAAATGGGTCTCTAGAAAGATCTTTTTAGATCATGGGTTGATTATTCCTGTAGCTAAGCTATTGGGTTGGACAGAGAAGATGGATCATGATGAGCATGACTTATTCCTTATGTATGAAGATTACATTAATAACATGTCTGATGTTATAACAATCATTGATGGTCCAGAGAATGCTGTAGGTGTTGCTAAAGAATTAAAGGCGCATGCTTTGAAAAATGGGCGCATTGAACAGATTGATGAGTATAATAAGCGCTATTTTCCAGACAATGAGAATGAGGTGACAATTGTTATTATAGACCACATTGGTCTATTGAAGACAACTAAAGACCAAACTACAAAGAAAGAGGCTATTGATAAAATGTCTGACGAACTCAGGTATGCCAGAGATTTCTTTGGATATACGCCTGTAGCAGTGAGTCAGTTCAATAGATCTATTTCTAACATACAGAGAATTAAGAACGGTGATGTAGAACCACAACTAGAAGATTTTGCAGAATCTAGTTCTACACAGAATGACGCAGATGTAGTTCTTGCTTTATTTGATCCAATGAGATATAAAGTGAACGATCCATCTGGCTATGAGTTAACTAAACTTATAGATGGTTATGGTGCAAAGTATTTCAGGTCACTGAGACTTATTAAGAACAGCTATGGTGAGGACGACGTAAGAATTGGTCTAGGCTTTATGGGTCAGATAGGTATGTTCAAAGAGCTGCCTAAAAAGAAGGACATGACAGATGCTGATTATGAGTCAGTTACAAACAAAACATTTTTTCTAAACAAATAACATGAATATTAAACTATTAGGATTATCAACGCACCCTCGTAAAACAAGTGATTATTGGCAATGTGTATTTATTCCAACATTAAGTGCTTATTTCTCTTCTTATGATGGAGAAACTAAACATGTAGCAATCAATTTTGAGTGGTTGTTCTGGTCAGCAACAATATTAATCTATACAGATGATAACAAAGGAACAGTATATCAACCTTAGAAATTCAAAAACACTAGATGTAATATACTATTACTACAGAGAACACCATGTTCCAGAGAAGCATATTGGACCATTTGATATACAGGAGTTCTTTATCTATCTGAATATGTGGGGCAATATGCAACAGATTTTTCAGAAAGTTATAGACCACTACGATCAAAAGTTCAATTTAGTGCAACTCCTGGATAAGAATGGTAACATAATTAAGTATTTATGACACTAAGAGATGAATGTGAATAAATAAACTATGTCCTAGATTTGGAAATATCAATATTTTGTTTTACATTTGTAAAAATTTAAACAATGTATAAATTTCACAAATTTGGAAAAGACTATTCTGTTCTTAAAAGAGAAGCAATTAATCACTACAATCAAGGATTGAAGTGTAAACAAATTGCTACGTTGATGAATATTGATAGAAGAACTGTTGGAAAATGGTTAAAAGAAGAAGGATTTACCTATTCTAGACATAATAAAGCAAATATTGATTCATCTGTATTTGACACAATTGATACTTCTGAAAAAGCTTATTGGTTGGGATTTATTTTTGCTGATGGATATGTCTCAAAGAAGAATAATTTTGAATTATCATTAGCAATCAAAGATTTAGATCATTTAAATAAGTTAAAAGAGTTTATAAAGTTTGAGGGTAAAATCTATATAGACAATAAGATTGGAAGATGTAGATTACAATTTCAAGACTCTCAAATTGTTAACTCTTTAAAAGGAACAGGTTGTGTTAATAAAAAATCTCTTGTATTAAAATTTCCAGACATTGATGAATCTCTTTATGCTCATTTTATTCGTGGTTATTTTGATGGTGATGGATGTATATCTGATCCTAAAAATAGTATTGCTATCTCTATAGTAGGTACGAAAGATTTTTTAGAAGTAATTCATCATATTCTAGACATTCCTAAATACAAAATAAAACATCGACAACCTTTGCATTCTATTGAGGTGAATATAAGTGAGTTTTCTGGAGAAGACGCTAGGAGATTTTGTTTATTTGTGTATAACAATAGTACAATACATCTCGAAAGAAAGCATGAAAGGTTTATTAAACATTTAGAAAAACATGAATATAGAATTAAGAAATCAAAGACAACAAGAGTTGGCACAAAAGTGGATTGATAGTGGTAAATTCGGAATCATATACGCTACACCGAGGTTTGGTAAAATCTTCACCACAATCAACATCATGAATAAGATGAAGCCTAGGTATGTGTTGATTGCCTATCCGGACAATAAGATTAAAGAATCTTGGCAGAAGGACTTTGAGACACGTAATTATACAGACAGTCTTATTACGTACACTACACATCTATCTCTACATAAGCATCAGGATGAAGCATTTGATCTAGTTGTTATAGATGAGATACATTTGCTCTCAGAGGCTCAAATAGAGGCTACAAAGGTTCTCTTAGAGAATAATGATGTAGTGTTAGGACTCACTGGTACGCTCTCCAAGAGGACAGAAGAAACACTTGCTGATGAGCTTGGTATGATGGTGATAGCTAACTATCCTATTGAAACAGCTATTAAGGAAGGAGTTATTGTTGACTACCAAATCACTGTTATAAAGGTTCCCTTAGATGATGTTGTAATAAATGATTATAAGGGTAAGAAAAGAACAGAGAAGAAACAGTTTGACAGCTATGCATGGGTGATAGATAGTCTTGAGAGACAAGGAAAGAACACAATGTTCTTACGTCTAGCCAGGATGAGAATCATTCAATCATCTCTTGCCAAAACTAAGGTTACAAAGGCACTTTTGGCAAAATATAAGGATGAGCGCATTCTTGTGTTCTGTGGTACAACTAAAATAGCTGACTCTCTAGGAATTGCATCACATCATAGTAAATCTAAAGATGATGAAACATTCACTGGATTTGCAGAGGGAGAAGGTAATCATATGGCTGTAGTGAAGATAGGTAACACAGGTGTTACATATAAACCACTTAACCGTGTGATTATCAACTACTTCGATAGTAATGGAGAAAACCTTGCTCAGAAGATTAATAGGTGTATGGCTATGGAATATGACACTCCTGATAAGAAAGCCCACATATACATCATTAGCTCTAATGAAGATGTAGAACTCAAATGGCTAAAGAAGGCATTAGAATTTTTTGACAAAAGTAAAATCAGTTATTATGAAAGTAGAAATTATTGAAACAAAAGATCATCAGTTCAGCAATGAAACATGGTATCACATCGAGGTGGATGGTAAACTTTTATCAGGCACTTCTTCAATGCATGAATTCAAGACAAAGAAGCTTTATTTTGAGATTATTAGTGATCCAAGTTTACTAAAACCAGTGAGAAATATTTTGCATTCTGCAGAATTTATCGTAGCTTCGGAGTATAAAAAATAAAATATGGCAAGTAAATTAATTGGGATTGTAGGTGCTACAGGCACAGGTAAATCCACATCTATCAAACATTTGGATCCTAAGGAAACCTACATTATCAATGTGGCAAAGAAAGAACTTCCTTTCAAAGGATCAGAAAAGCTGTACAACACAGAAAACAAGAATTACAAAGAAGTGGATGATGCTAATGAGATCACAAGACTTCTTAGGACTATTTCAGACAAAGCTCCTCAC